AAAAAAAAGACACGCACAAAAAAACAAAAAAAATAAGACACGCATGCGCGAAAAGAAGAAACAAAAAAAACACACACACAAAAACAAAAAAATAAAATAAATAAAAAATATCTTTTTATTTATTTAGTATTTGGTAGGATAAAGTTATTTATACGTATCAACTATAATTAGTTTTGACAAATAACTCCCATTATCTAAAGATCTATAATCCACGTGGGAAGCCAACAAGGTTTGCACCTATACCGAAACCGGCACCACCTCTTGCGGAAGACGCCATTGAAGGAACAAATACATCTAGAACAGAGAATGTAGCAGCAGCTGTGAGGGCAATAATAACAACCTCTTCAATGTTGAGTGACTTCTTTGGAATCGCATAAGCAGCGATAGCTACCATTATACCTTCGACAATATACTTGATTGCTCTCTTGACTAGTTCGCTAAAATCAAATCCGTGCATTATATTATATTATATGTAAATAAAATAAAAAAACTTAGATTGAATTAGTTTTGTTTAAATGTAGTTGGTTAAGTTATATTATACTAAATTATGCTAAACCAACAATATATTAAATAATTATTATTTGATTATAGAATAAAATATTACTTAAAAACTTGGATTACTAAACTATATATATATATGTCAGGTTTCGAAAGTAAAAATTTAAATGATGGTACACTTAATCCTAAATATATTGATTTATGTGATGAAGACCCATTAATTTCTGGTCAAAAATTTGCTTGTATTTCATTTGTATCACCAGAAAAAATCATCAAACAGCGAGAACTTTTCATATTTGAAAAGTTTATTTCGGAGTGGGATTTTACTAAATCTATGACGAAAATGAGTGATTTCGTAAATTTCATTTCTTACAAATATAACCTAAAGGTCAATGATACGATGGCAGATTTCAAAGAATTTGTAAAGGAGGAACACGATAAATTACGTAATACGTCGTTGGACGATGATTGGAAGACATTTATGGACAAAAATGAAACATCATTGAATGAAGAATTCAATAGAAAACACGAATTCCAAACTTCGGTAAGGGGTCTTAAAATACGCGGGGTGTTTAATACCCAAGAGGAAGCAGAAGTTAGATGTAAGAAGGTACGCGATTTTGACCCTCATCACGACATTTTCGTAGGTCCTGTTGGTATGTGGATGCCGTGGGACCCAGATGCGTATAAGACAGGGCGCATTGAGTTTATGGAAGATGAACTTAATAAGTTACATAATGAGAAAATAGCAAACGAATCAAGAGCAAAAGAAGAGTTCGCTAAACGCGTAAATGATTCTAAACGGGCGGCAATTGAAGATAATATCAAAAAAGCCACTAAGAGTGGGAATGTTCTAACACAGAGATTAGATGAAGAAGGTAACCTCGTTGGTGTTTCCGAAACCGTTAATTTTGACCAACGAGAATCTGTAGACCCTACCAGCGCAAGTATCCGTAATGAATTGATGCGTGATAGAATTGATATGCCATAGTATACCAATATGCGAGATCATCTCTAAAAAAACATAAAACACATTGTATTTCCTATACACGTTTGAATAATTTCGAATAGTATTATTTTGTTTTATGTTTTTTACCAATTGTTTTTTTTTACTATTATGTTACCACTTTTTTTCTTTTTATCTTTATTTGGGTCATATGCCTCTTCTTCGTCGTCTGAATTCATACCTTCTGAAAGATCCCAGAATTCCTTAGACCCTAGTCTGAATTTTGGGTGGTTCTCTGCCTTGTACCAAAATATCTGGTCAGTTAATTTATTCGATTTGGAGTTATTATTAATCACCAAACATTCGAAATTTTCCGTACAGTTATCCATAACTGAACAAAATGACTCTAATGTAGGAAACATACTAGCATAATTCTCCCATATACGTTTACGATTTGTCAAGTAAGGTTCTCTTAGAATGAAAACATAGTCTATATTTGTTCTTAGATTTGGTGGAATTCCTAAAGGATATTGCATTGTAATAATTAACATAACTTTCCAGTGACGTCCATTCATGAATAATAAACGCATCATTTTATCACGTGTCCACGATTGGTCGTATAAACAGTCGTCCATAATTACAAATGTTCTTGGGTCTATCGATGTTCGGTTATATGTTTCTATTTCTCTTTTAACTTGCTTTAATACTGTCTTTTGTCTTCTTAATATATTTTCAATCAATGCTGTATTGTATTCGTCGTGGATAAACAATCTAGGCACATGATCTTTATAAAATCCATTACCCGCTTCTGTTCCTGATATTACTGTACCTATTGGTATATCCTGGTGATAATATAAGAGGTCTCTTACGAGAAATGATTTACCAGTATCACGTCTTCCGATTAATACTACGACTGGACCTTTGTTTTCGTTTGTCTTAAATGTAATATCTCGCATGTTAAATTTTTTTAATTCTAAAGTCATCAATGATATATTTTAGAAAAATAAATATATTTATTCTTATAAACGAAATAAACGTTTATTCGGCAATAATATAATATTGTTAAACTTATATGTCTGTCTTTGATAAAGATACCTTTATAGCATACAGAACAGTTCCTTCTATTGATACGGTGATACTTAAGGAAAAATTTAACGGTAGTGTTGAAGACATTAACAATAAGTATAACCCATTTCATGTAACCAGCATACAGAATTATCAACCGATTCATTCATTTTTTTTTAATATGAATGAAGGAAATTATAATTCCTTTCAATTAAATCACGTTTATCATTTTAAAGATTTTGATAACGTTATTGATCCATCAGGCGATATCATCTCGCGTAAAACATTCATCAAATATTCTCCATTAACAGACCCTGTACGTTATTTACTTGGTAAGTTGAATAAAAATAAATATGATATGATTAATTTGCCTAAACTTAATGATACGTCGTCAAATTATACAAATGTTGATAACGCATCTTATATTGACGGATTCTTCTCTTTTTTATGTAGTCATACCCTCCATAAACATAATTTTATTAATTCAATTGATTACCACGGTTCATTTTTAGCAGTACAAGATAAGTTTAAATTTAATATTACAGATGATTATGAATATTTGAACGATTCCAAACATTTTATTAGTAATATGGATGTGCTTTACAGCATTTCTAAAGATAATATATGTGATTTAAATTCATTTGATACTAGAAGCAAACGTATTAAGTTAGATATATTAGAAACATTAACAGATATCATTATTTCTGTAGATGATACAGAGAGTATTATAGTCGATTCTTCCAGTGCTATTGTGAATAACGATATATCATTGGAAGAGGTTTATATAAAACTTGATAGTGAACGTCATGAAGATGATGATAACAAAAGTGACGATAGTGAAAGCGATGATAGTGAAAGTGACGATAGTGAAAGTCACGATAGTGAAAGCGATGATAGTGAAAGCGATGATAGTGAAAGCGATGATAGTGAAAGTGAAGACGATGAAATAGAAGACGATGAAATCAAAGACGATGAAAGTGATGACGATGAAAGTGATGACGATGATATGTATGCTTATATCAATAATTTCCCGGTTCAAATGATATGTCTCGAACAATGTGATGGCACCCTTGATAGTTTACTTGAGAAGGATTTAATAGACGAACAAAATGGTTGCTCAGCATTAATGCAAGTGCTATTATCTTTACTAACATATCAAAAAATGTTCAACTTTACGCATAATGACCTGCATACAAATAATATTATGTATACTACTACAAAACAAGAATTTTTATATTACAAGGTCGATAACCATTATTATAAGGTTCCGACATATGGAAAAATTTTCAAGATTATTGATTTTGGAAGGAGTATATACAAATTCAAGGGACAATTATTTTGTAGTGATAGTTTCTATCCTGGTGGTGATGCTGCTACTCAGTATAATTTTGGTCCATTTTATAACAAATCGCGACCACGAATTGACCCTAATAATAGTTTCGATTTGTGTCGATTAGGTACATCTATTTATGATTTTATAATTGGTGATGAAACAATAAATGAAATGAATGAATTGCAAAAAACAATTTACAGATGGTGCTTAGATGATAATGCGAAAAATATATTATATAAAAAAAACGGCGAAGAACGTTTTCCTGAATTTAGACTTTATAAAATGATTGCGAGAACAGTACACGAACACACACCAGATAATCAATTGGGATTTCCTTTTTTTAGTAAGTATAAAGTAGATATGATAGATAATAACGAATACGTAATAGATATTGACATGATGCCTTCATACATACATTAGTTTTACATAATACACAAAATTAGAGTATATTATGTGATAATATCTAGAAACCTGGTTCATCTACAAATGCCTGTGCTGATGAAGAACCTACACATTCACCTCCACCAAGCAGTTCAGCCATCGGTCCTGACATATTGAAGAATGCAAACAATACAACGAAAGTACAGCCAGTGACAATAAGTGTATCACGAACAATGTTTTTCATTGGTTCTTGTTTTTTATTTATATATTTAGATTCTGCTATTTTTGTAGTGAAATACAATACACCTATTATCACGGCTAAAAATAAAGGTTTCTCCATTATAATATAACTTGTAATAATTTAAAAGTTATATTAACGCATATTTCAATCAAGTATTTCTACCACATCATCTAAACTTACTAGTTCATCTGGTGTTGAACCATATTTACCTATATTCACAATGTCCATTTCGCCTAAATTTATATTATCTGTGTGTATTTTTATTTTATCGTCTATATCATCTTCCTCTTCTAACTTTCGTTGAATAGATCGTTCATAACTAATCTCTTTTAATCTCTCGACCGTTTTTGGGGCATTCACGTCGCTTACCTTTCCTGTATCAATATCCATTATACTGTCATAGTCATTGAATGTTAATTTTGTAACAATTGGGTCTTCGTTAATATTTTGTATAGTAGGAACTTGCGGTGGAGGAGTTTCATCGTCCAGCACTATGGCGTTCTTATTTACATCTTTGTCTTCCTCTTTAATTTCATCATCTACGTCTTCTATTATTACCTCTTCCTCTTGCTCAACTCCTTCATCCATATATGCCTTTATAATTTCTTCAGTTGGAATGCTTTCACGTATAGTCTTCATAATACATTCTTGTACGATACATTCTAATTCGCGGTTATTCCGTTGGACTGTTAATGCTGATATATTACGCTCAAATAAATAAACATTCTTATAACACGCACGAGCGACATGAATATACAATTTATGTAAAAATGTGTCTATATTTGGTATTGATACATCTATTTTTTTCTGTTTATTACCAACACGAATGCAAGTGAGAATCTTCATTTGTATAATATGGACACAAGTGATTAAATCTTCTAAATAACCACAGCCACTCCTATCGACTATGCGTTTACGTTCTTGTTCTACTGTAACTGTATTCCATTTAGGAATTGCGGATAACATATTTTGAAACGTCATCAAGTATTTTCCAGGTTCTTCAGTATCTAAACATATTTTCCACGCTTCATTAAAAATAGATTGAATTCCTTCTATAACTAGTGGCGTAAATATAGAAACTAATCTACCACACCATTCATTTCGCGACTCGTTCAAATTTGATACTTCGAAATCGTCCATTATATTACACAATGTATATTTTTATTCTTATATAAACGTATAAGAATAATGCTTCCGTAATATGTAAATAATATAGACCATTGGATATTTGGAGTAGTCTATATAAATTTTATTTTACGAATATCTTCTATATCCCGATTAAATATATATGTCAAAATGCTAAATAATAAAAGTTTTTCGGATCTTAATTCTGATTTGATTTTAGAATAGTATACTTCAATATAATTCCGTTTTAATTGCGTTATAGAGTTATCATTTTTTATAGAATTTAGTATATCCATACACGAGTAGCCATTGTCGTAAATATTTTCGCAAAAATTCAATATTTGGGCATTTGATAAGTTATTATTTAGTTTGTCTTGTTTTATTTGTTCGATTGTCTCGCAAATAAACGACTCTTTTATTTTTTGTAATATTTCGTTATTTACTATTTTATCCAATGCCAATTGATGTAGATTTATAAATTTGTTATTCTCGTAATGTTCGGGAACGTATATTTCACAAAAACGAGATAATATTGGGTTTAATAAATTGTGTTTGTTCTCTACTATCATGAAAAAACGCGTTGTATAAGAAAATAATTCTATACATCGCCTTAGTGCTGACTGTGCGTCGTTTGTAAGAAAATCCGCATTTAATAATATTATTGTTTTAAAGTTTATATTTATATTAGTTTCTAGATTCGCCTTTGCAAAAAACTTCAATTCTTCTCTTATAAATTTAATTCCTTTTCCATGAGAACAGTTCACAAACATTACATTGTTTTTTATCATATTTCGGTCATGGTTGTATATTTTATCTATAAAGTCGGTCACTATACGTTTTTTACCAGTTCCAGACCCCCCATGAAATATAATATTCGGTATTTGGTTATTTTTATAATACCCGTCTAATTGTTTGTATATATTTATATGAACGTCCATTATTATTGTATCACACATTGGTGTATGTATATAAATAGATTTATATACATATTATTTTATATATTCAAAGTGTAAATATATTTTTATTTATTCTAATAATAAACAACCATAATGATTGTATTCAAACTTAG